ACAAGGCTTGTAGAACAGGTTGATAATGTAGAGCAGTATATTCGTGACCAAGTTGAAATCAATTCTCTCTACGAGATTGATAACAAGATTATTATTGATGATGTGATCGCAGACAAATTTACAAAGGAAGGGCAAAAGAGATTTAAACCTCTGTTTGCCACCGCTAAAAAGATTGCTAAGAAATTGTCTGCTAAGTTTTCAATCTGAAATCTTTTCCCACAACCAAGAGATAACCAACACTGGAAGATACACTACAAGATTGTATAGCATATCAAGGAAGATATTATCTTTATCTTCTTTACGCTTATCTTTTGTTGGTGATTCAGTCATAAAATTACTCCACTAGGGTTCCGTTTCTTCTTCTAATTTCCCTAAGCGGTTCCCAATCTTTGTCTTTGGTTCCACCATCATAAGGAAGTGCATATCCTTCAGTAATCATTCTATTGTTTAGTGATTCGTCTTCACCATTAATATAAAGATGTCCGATAATTCTACCATACTTTTCAGTAGAGTCAGGAAGTTCTGTGCGAATAATAATATCAATAGCATCTTTAAGTTGATGCTTTAACCATTCTTTTGCATCAAGTCCTAATTCTTTTTCTTTGAGATCTCTTGTACGACTTTCCGGTGTATCAATACCAGCAAGGCGTATTCGCTTAGTAAGAGAAATATCGAAGCCAAGATCAATGGCAGCATCGATTGTGTCTCCATCTACAACTCTACCTACAGATTTGATACGATAGACATATGGATCTTTTTCTTGTTGCATCAGAAAGGAAGTTTAAACTCTTTCGTATTTAGTTTAGGGACAGGAAGTTTCTCAAATGCTTTTTGAACTTGTCTATCTACAACCTTTCCAACAAACTCTTCAGGGTTATCTAAAATCTTCTGTGCTTTCTGATATGTGATATATGCTCCAACACCAATCGCAGCACTAATGCTCAGACTTGTCAGGGACAGAATCAGACTGAGATGTTTCATCTTTCATCTCCTCGTATGCTAACTTTAATATGTAGTAAATTGTCCACGCAGTAAAAGCAAGTCCACACGAAAGAATGATAAAAACACCCCAGTTGAATTCACTCATTTTTGTTTAGGTTTGACTTCTGGTTTATACGGGACTTTACCAGTCTCATTATATATCAAAATGTCATACTTAAATTTACACTCAAGTGGTTTTTCATTACACATTTTCAGGGTTCTTTGATGTGCAGAATGTGTTCCAACATTTCCACCAAGAGCAAATCCAATTAATCCGGTCAGAATAAATGCTGGATAATAAACATAAGATTTAATACGCATCATCAATACTTAGTATTAAAGTAATGCATCACTTGAACACACTTCAAATAGTTCTGCCAATCTTCATCATTACTTGAAGTGGGGTTTTGTGTACCAGTTAGCTCAGCACAAACAGCAGAAGCACTAAAAGTTACCGTGTCATCATATGTCGCAGAATAAGCACTCAGAGGAAAGAGTGCAAGTGTAGCAATCAGAAACTTTTTCATTAATCAATCCCAAGAAACGTTTTGAAGAAGGAAACCAGGCATTACATAAGTCCAGGATCCCTCATCACCTACTCCACCAATCTTATATTCCCACTTGTATTCAAACTTATTGTGTGAATCCCAAGTCATATATCCCTTTTCTTTATCAAATCGTCCTTTGATAGTCAATCCATGTTTATTGGAAAAGATATTACGAGTGCGAAGTGCTCCACCCTTTTCACGGGTTTCAACAACTACACAGGTATCAGGATAAGTTGCAAGCCCTTGTTCCAGCATACAGGGAGTTTCATATCTAAATGGACGATAGATATGTTTCTCTACTGGTTTAGGTGCAGTTTGTGCAAATACAGGAGAAGTGAATAACAGTATAGCAGAAATTAAAAACTTTTTCAACCTACAACCCTCCAACAAACAGTAGCATTTCCCTTACGGGTAGATTCAATATGAGCAAATGCAGCATAACTCAAATCAATATCAGCATGTGAATATGGACCACGATCATTTACACGAACAATCACTTGTTTACCATTGTCTTGATTTGTAATCCTAATTTTACTTCCCATAGGAAGATAAGGATGAGCAGCAGTCCAACGGTAAGCATCAAATCGTTCTCCATTTGCAGTAGTGTTACCATGGAATCCATCACCCATACCATAGAATGTAGCAATTCCACAAGTCAATCCAGCAATTAAAGTTTCAATCATTTACAATACAATCTTCAATCCAAGGAGCACATAGTCGCATTTCACCACCTAATAGTTTCTGAGCTTCAGAGTTATCTGGAGATTTCTCTATCAACCGTGGCAAAGGTATTCTAACGGTTCCATCGTCCCCTGTCAAGCGTTCATACTCTCTGATAGCTTTATCAACATCCCTCTTGGTTCTCCTGTCCACCACACCAGGGTCTTGAAGCAGGATATCGTTGATTATGGTCTGAGGGAATATGTTCCTTTGGAGTTCGTCTAAGAGGTCCCAGAGACGCTCTGAGGACACTCCTGTGCATTGTGAGAGGGTTGCTACAATACCACTGAGTATGATGCTTATGAGTATTATCTGCTTCTTATCTGGTTTCTTCTTACCAAAGTTAAAATTGAACATAAAAAAAGAGGAGTAGCAACCACTCCCCTCTATTTATTATTCAGTTGTATATATTTTGTTTTATCAAATTTCTACCGTAATCATTCTGTTGGCATATTCATGTGCATAATGTGTACGGGCACCATGAATACCCCAACCAATCCAACTGTACGCATAGTTCATGTAGCGATCGATAGACTTACCAGGAGTTTTCATCCTGTCTTCGATACGTTGCCACTGAACTTCATTTGTTAGATAGCGAAGTTGCGTGTGAAGTGTAGAAGGATTACCCTCATACTTCTTTGCAAAATCACCCAATCCATAATAACGATTGGCAGAAGTCCATTGGATTAACCCATAACCACGACCGCAGCCGCTGTAATGAGTTCTCCAACCACCTTCACAGATATTAGGCACGAATCCAGATTCCTGCTTAATGTTACCCATGATGGTAGCTAGGGCGTTTCTGTCTTTAATACCACGATCCTGGAAATATGCCAGGGTAGCATTCTCATGTTCATTACACCCTTTACAAATTAGCCTTAACTCTTTTGGCTTTTCGGGAGCAACCTCTTTGGTCGCTGTCTTCTGTTCTTCTACAGGATTGTAATCTTTAATCAGATCAATAACTGGAGGAGGTCCAGCCATCTTGTAGTTGACGAATGGCAGTGTTGCCGCATTGGTTGTAACCGTTGCCAGAAGAGGCAGGGCTACTGAAAGGAATTGTTGCACTAAAATTAATAGAACTCGACATCCGTATAGAGAAAGGGGTATACCCTCTTCTCAGAGGGCAATCTCCACGGCTCTAAATCAAATCAATATCTCATAATATGAAACCCACCTTTATGGGGTGGGTTTTAAGCATTATAAGTTTTTATTTAGATTTTGTCAATCTTCTGGCTCTAGAGAAACGATCTCAAGTTCATCACTTTCAGGTTCAATCCATTCATAAAATTCAGCAAGAATGGCACGAGCATCCTCTTTAAGTACACTTTTATCTGCAGCACGGTCAATAGACCATTCACGAATATGTGCAACGATGTCTTCAGTCGTTGTTGCCATAATAATCTTTTCGGAAATACCTGTTGAGGATGTTGCTATTGTACCAAGCTGGGGTTCCGTCGTCAAGGGCTTCCGTAAGGACATTGTTGGTGAAGAGTCGTCTGGTCTCCTCAAAGTTTGTTTTGCCCTTTGTTTTATGTAGTGATAGGATAGTTCGACTAAAATTTTCTCTGCCAAATTTAATAATGTCTTCTTTAAGTTCCGGACAAGACCCATAATAATTCTTCCAATCAGATTCAGATTTTACTTTACGCTTTTTTCCTTTTGGTGTACGAAACGACCAGAAGTATTTTCTTCCAATGTATTTTCTACCGTTTTGAAGATTTGCAATGAGATAGACAAAACCGAAGTTATTGTCAATATTCTCAGATAAAAAAGGGGTTCCTTTAAAATACCAGGGGTTTTCATAGTCAATATCTATACTCATCAATTATATCAAGGACTTCGCTTAGATATTTATTGGCAAGGCCTTTCATATCCATTTCTGGGCGAATGTGATCTTTATAAAGTTTGTCTTTTAATTTTAATACACGAACTTTCAATTCGTCTTTATTGATTTGATTTTTAGGCATAAAAAAGGGGAG